GATTCTTGGGCTCGCTATTGGTCATTAGACTTCGGTTATCGTAATCCTTTTGTTTGTCAATTCTGGGCTGAAGATAATGACGGCAATTTGTTTTTATACAGGGAGATCTACCGCACTAGTCGCATAGTCAGCGAGCATGCAACACAAATTCGAGGATTGCTGACTGACACTGAAGGCAAGTGGATCGAACCTAAACCTCAAGTAATCATCGCTGATCACGACATGAATGGTCGTGAGGAGTTCGCCAAGATTATTGGCATGAGCACTACAGCGGCTCATAAGAACGTCATTGAGGGCATTCAGGCTGTCCAGGATCGCCTCAAGCTTGGTCCTGATGGCAAACCTAGGCTGTTCATCCTCAAAAACGCTCTGGTGGAACGAGACCAGGAGCTAGTTGACGCAAAGCGACCTACGTGTACCGCAGAGGAAGTGCTGCGTTACGTCTGGGATGCCAATAAGGAAGCTCCGGTAAAGGAACACGATCACGGGATGGACGCGATGCGTTATCTCGTAGCTCATAAGGATCTGGGCGGTAGACCAAACGTGAGGTGGTTGGGATGACTAAGGCTCGTGCACTGGCAGCAAATGTCAGACGATTCATCGTGAGGAAGGCAACAAGCCTTTCCTCAATAGTGCTGATTTTAGCTGCTTACGCCTGCATGGGTATTGGCGCATTCCTCCTGAATACAGTAGTTGGCTTCTTCGTTCTTGGATTGCTGCTTCTGGTGTTTGAAAGATCTGTGGATAGAGGTGACGACACATCATGAGATTGAAGTCACCTTTTGAACTGTTCAGACCCGATAACAAGACTCCAGTTCCGTACGCACCGAGACGCGATATAAACATCAACTCATCTTGGATGCTGAACGTCGATAAGACAGCTCAGCTAGAGACCTACCATCTGAATTCAACGCTCTACAGCGTTGTGAGCACGTTAGCTACCGCAACCTCACAAGTTCCCTTTACGTTATGGCGTAAGGCTTCTAAACCTGAGGATCGTAGTCCGGTAGAACGTCCTAACCAGGTTCTGCGACTGTTCCAGAACCCTAACCCGTTCTACACCTTTCAAGAGCTGATTGAGACCGCTCAGCAGCATGTAGAACTGACAGGTGAGGGTTGGTTCGTAGTTCAGTACCTGGAAGGTACACGAATTCCAGAGCAACTTTGGGTTGTGCGTCCAGACAGGATGCAGGTAGTACCAAGTGCTGACGATTTCATTGCTGGCTACATCTATCACGGGTTTGACGGCGAGAAGATTCCGCTGAGCCGTGAGGATGTCATCCTGATCCGTGACCCAGACCCTATGAATCCTTATCGTGGGTCATCTCCTCTAAGGGCTTTGATGCCGACCATTGAGGGTGAGCATCTAGCGGAGCTTTACAGCAGGAACTTCTTCCGTAACGGTGCTGAGCCTGGTGGGCTGATCGAAGTTGAGGGAAACCTCTCGGATGAAGAATTCGAACGAATGCTGAAACGCTGGAACGAGCAACATAAGGGTGTTTCGAATGCCCACAGGGTTGCCATTCTGGAAAAGGCACGCTGGAAAGATCGTAAGTACACCAACCAGGATATGCAGTTCTCCGAGCTGAGGAACCTGAGCCGTGAGCTGATCTTAGAAGCGTATGCGTTCCCTAAGGCTATGTCTGGAAACGTCAACGACGTAAACAGGGCTAACGCTGAAGCAGGTGAGTACAAGTTCTCCAAGTGGAACCTAGTACCTCGTCTGGAACGCATTAAGAGTGCCTTGAACAACGACCTGTTGCCACTGTTTGGCACAGCCGCTAGTCGTCTGGAATTCGACTACGACTCTCCAGTTATGGAAGACATCAACGCTAAAGCCAATGCTGTCAAGACTCTTACTGACGCTGGCTATGACCATGAGGACGTATTAGCAGTAGCTGGATTACCGCCTATGAGGCGCACAACAGCGCAGCTAGGGGGTAACAATGAACAAGAACCTGCGAGTGACTAACTCAGGCGATACAGCCAAGGTGTTCATCCTTGGCGACATAGGAGGTTGGGACGGCGTACAAGCTAGGGATTTGCTTTCCGAGCTTGAAGGCATTACCTCCAACAAGATTGAGCTTCACCTGAATTCCTATGGTGGAGATGTCTTTGAGGGCACCACAATCTTCAACGCCTTGAGGGACCATCCAGCGACAGTTACGACTTACGTCGATGGTGTTGCTGCTTCTGCTGCCAGCTTCATTGCTATGGCTGGTGACCGCATCATCATGAGCCGTGGATCTCAAATGATGATCCACGATGCCATGGGTGCCTGCATTGGTAATGCAGCTGAGATGCGCAAGTTTGAAGCGTTGCTTGATCGCACGTCCAACAACATCGCTGAGCTTTATGCCTCACGTGCTGGCGGTACTGCTGAGCAATGGCGTGAGCGCATGCGTGCTGAAACTTGGTACAACGCTGCTGAAGCTGTCAAAGCTGGTTTAGCCGATGAAGCTTCTGGTGCTGATGAGGCTAGTCCTCAGGATGCCATGCGTAACCAGCATTCAGCGCTTCTTAACAAGTTTAAGTATCAGGACAGAGCCCAAGCTCCTGCACCTGATATCAGTGCTGGTGACCAATCCAGCAAAACCCCAACAGAAACGGAGCCGACTTCTGAGGTCGATCTCCTAGCAATTCGAGACGCCTTAAAGGAGGCTTTCAAATGACTGCAATCCCAACAACTACCTCAGAGTTAGAAGAGTTCCTTGGTGACGCAACCAAGGTGACCAACGCTCTGAAGGACGGTTCTTTCAAAGACGTAGTACGTAACTACGCCAACGCTGCTATGACCGCTGACATCAAGGCACAGGTTGCTGAGGAAACTCAGAACGCCATTGCTGAGATGCTACGTGACAATAAGGCAGCTATCAGCAATAAGCTCAACCTAGATCCTGACACAACTCCGGATCATTCTTACAGCAAGCTTGAAAACAAGAAGGCTGTAGGTGCTGCCCTAAACGGTTTGTTCGACAGTGCAGGTGACTACCTGAAGGCTGTATGGGACGTCCAGCGTGACAAGGGAACCCCTGAAGTTCGCAACAAGGTAGAAAAGGTCTGGAACTACTACTCAGAAAAGGTTCCTTCTGCTGGTGGCTATCTGGTACCTGAAGAGTTCCGTGCTGAACTACTACGCATTTCTCTTGAGTCTGCTGTAGTTCGCCCACGTGCCCGTGTAGTTCCTATGGGCAGCTTGACTCTTCGCTTCCCAATGATCGATGCAACCTCTAACGCATCTAGCGTTTTTGGTGGAATTCAGGTCTACCGTACTGAAGAAGGTGCCGAACTAGTTGAGTCCCAGGCAGCTTTCGCTTCCATCAAGCTTGAGGCAACCAAGCAGACTGCGTACGCGCTTGTTACTAACGAGCTGGTGCGTGATGCTGCTGGTGGATTCAACATGTACATCCAGGAGCTGTTCCCTCAGGCTATGGCTCAGGCTGAAGATGATGACTTCCTAAACGGTTCTGGTACCGGTGAACCTCTAGGTGCTTTGAACCAGGCTAACGGTGCACTTATTACTGTTGCCAAGGAATCAGCTCAGACCGCTGCAACCATCAACTACGCCAACGTAGTGAAGATGTATGCCCGCATGCTTCCAAGTTCTCTTGGACGTGCTGTATGGGTAATCAGCCCTGATGCTCTTCCTGGTCTGCTTCTAATGACCGGACCTGACAACGCTCTGGTATACGTACCAAACGCTAACGGTGCACCTCAGCTAACTCTGCTAGGTCGCCCTGTAATCATCAGCGAGAAGGTTCCTGGTGTTCTTGGAACACAGGGAGATATTTCCTTCGTTGACTTCGGAATGTACTTGATCGGTGATCGCCAGGAGATGACTGTTGACAGTTCTCCTCACGCAGCCTTCTCTTCTGACAAGACTGCTTACCGCATCATCCAGCGTAACGATGGTCGCCCATGGCTACAGAGCCCTCTAACACCTGCAAATGGTGGGGCATCTCTTAGCCCATTCGTACAGCTAGCAACACGTAGCTGACTTCAATCAATCGAATAGTCCAGGGGAGCATTAAAACCCTTCCCTGGACTTCTCTTGGTGAGCAATAAACCCCTCACCAGAAAGTAGGAAAATAATGGATGCCCTAGGCAGATCATTCGATATTAGTGCTGGAATTTCTCCAGTCAACCTGGCTACTGCTGCTAACACCGGTAAGCGAGTATCCCTACGCAATGCTGGTGGAGTAACCATCGTTGTATTCAAGGGTGCTGGTACAGCCGCAGAGGACCCTTCCTTCACCTTGAAGCAGCACACCGCTGCATCTGGTGGAACTTCAGCCAACCTTGCAGCCATCACCTATTACTTCGTAAAGCAAGAGGCAACTCTTGACGGTGATGAAACTTGGAGCAAGGTTACTCAGGCAGCTTCAGCAACCGTAACCGGTAATGGTACCTCTGCTGAGGAAGAGGCTATCTACGTATTTGAAGTAGATGCTGCTCAGCTTGACGCCAACTACACCCACGTGTCACTAGACATTGCTGACGTTGGAACCAACTCTCAGATCGGTGGAGTGCTTTACCTCCTACGTGATCTGAAGGTACAGCGCACTCCAGCCAACCTAGTCAACCCACAACTCTGAGGTGATTTGAATGTCATTCAAGATTACTAGACATGCTGGTGACACTTACGTTGCAGCAGATGCAGAGAAAGCTACTGAAGCCAAGGAGGAGTCATGGCATGGGAACAGCTCCTTGACATTTGGCGAACAGCCAGCGAAGAAAGACGAGAAGAAAGAGACAGTGAACCCCTTGCGTGCCGCTTTGACGGAGAACCGCTCAAAGAAGGTCCGCAAGGACAGCTCCTCTGTCCGTTCTGTGGAAGACGACCGTAAGTAATCCTTAGTCCTTACGGAAGATGGAGCCCTGGTTACGCACAAGAGTCCCAGGGCTCCTTAAATCTATAACTCAAGAGAAGGAGCTGATCATGCGTCCTACTTATTGCTCACGTGAAGACGTGATGTCAGCTCTGGATAGCAAAACTACCAGTAACATCGATGCAATTGACCGTGCGATCGTAGCTGCGTCAGACGCTATCGATGGTGCAATGCACCGAATCTTCTACCCTTCACGTGAGACCAGATACTTTGACTATCCGAACTACTACTCACGTAGCCGCACAGGCGAACTGTGGCTAGACGATAGTGAACTGCTTTCAGTTGAGACCATCACCTCTGGCGGTGTTGAGATCCTGGCAGGCAGCTACTTCCTCTACCCATCCAACGGCAAGCCTTACAACCGTCTGGCTCTGAACCGAGCTACTAGCGCTTCCTTCACCTCTGGGAGCACCGCTCAGCGCTCCATTGTCATCACGGGTGTCTACGGGTATACAGACGCTGAGACAGCCGCAGGAGCCCTCACAGCGGGCATGGATGCCGTACAGACCACCATCCAGGTCTCAGACAGCTCAGCCATCGGCGTAGGCAACCTCATCAGGGTTGGCAGTGAACGCCTGGTAGTCACTGGCAAGAGCCTGCTCGACAGCGGGCAGCAGCTCCAGGGCTCCCTAGGCACCCAGAACAACGCTGTGACTGTCCCCGTAGAGGATGGCTCAGGCTTCCACGTTGGTGAGGTCATCCTCATTGGCGCTGAGCGCATGCTGATCCTGGACATCGCTGGTGATGACCTAATCGTAAAGCGAGCCGTACAAGGCTCTGTATTGAATTCTCACGCATTAAACGATGTGGTCTATGTTCCACGTCTACTGACTGTCGAACGTGGCTCTGTGGGCACTACAGCAGCCCTACACAGCAATGGTGCGGCTATCTATCGCCACACCCCTCCAGGGCTTATCCAAGAGTTGTGTCTGGCTGAAGCCATTAACACGTTGGAGCAGCAATCATCCGGCTATGCCCGTGTGATCGGTTCTGGTGACAACCAGCGTGAAGCTCCTGGACGTGGATTGAACGACATCCGTAGTCAGGCTGAGGCTGTCTACCGCAGATACAGAACGGCTGCTATCTGATGAGCACTTCAGGACCATTATTCAATGGAAGGTTAGCCGCATCGGTTGAAGCAGCTACACGCAGAACTGAGTACAGGATTGCTGATGAAGGCGTTGCCCTGGTTCGTAACAACATCAGGATCAGCGCTAAACGCAGGACTGGACGCTATGAGCGATCCCTGAGAACTACTAGGCAAGCAAGCTCTGTCCGTGTGACGGATGGGGGAGTGGTCTACGGACCATGGCTTGAAGGTGTTTCCAGGAGAAACAGCTCTACTCGATTCAAAGGCTACAGGCAGTTCAGGAAGGCAACTCAGGAGCTTGAGCGTAGAGCCAAGCCGATTGCTGAGGTTGAGATCTCCAGAGCCATAGGGGGTGCCTGATGACTATTCGAGTAGAAGACGTTCTAGACGCAGTGGTGTCTCATGCCATGAGTCTTGGTGTATTTGACGCCGTGAACACGGCTGAACCTAAAAGGGCACCTGGCAATAACCTACAGGCAAGTATTTGGTTCGAAGCTATTCGACCAGCTAGATCCTCAGGGCTGAAAGCAACCAGTATGGTGCTTGAGTTCAACATCCGTCTGTATTCGAGCCTGTTCAAGGATGATCCAGATCTGATTGATCCTGAGGTCATCAAAGCAGTGGATCTACTCTTCACCGAATTCAACGGCAACTACACGTTGCTCTACGACGGTGAAGACATGGTGCGTCAGGTTGACGTATTCGGTTCTGAAGGAACACCACTGACAGCCAGATCAGGCTACGTGCAATTCGAAGAAAACCGAGAGTATCGAGTCGTAGACATCACGCTACCTCTCATCATCGATGACGTATGGCAACAAGGGGGTAGCTAATGGCTAAGGAGACTGGATTAGGAGACAACTTCTATGTAGGAAGCTCAAACGTCTCTGGTGACATCAACAGCTTCAGCCGTATTGGTGGAAGCGTTACCGCTCTGGATTTCACTGACATCACTAAGTCAGCTAACGCCCGTAAGGGTGGAGTCAGAGACGGATCTATCGAAGCCGTAGTGTTCTTCGATCCTGGAACCGATGGAGACCAGGCACACAACCTGTTCAGTGCCCTACCTAGGACTGATGTGATTACGTCCTACTTCCGAGGAACTGCCATAGGTAATCAGGCAGCTTGCTTGGTAGGTAAGCAGCTCGACTACTCAGGTGCACGAAACGCTGACGGAAGCTTGCTCTACACAGTTGCTGTGCAAGGTAGTGGATATGGCTTGGAATGGGGACATCAGCTAACTGCTGGTGCAATCACTCTTACAGGAGCTTCTACAGCCAACAAGCTCGACTTCGGTTCAGCTATTGGCAGCACAGCCTTTGGCTTGCAGGCGTACCTACACGTATTCGCTTTCACAGGCACTAGTGCAGCTATCAAGCTTCAACACTCAAACGATGATGGAGCTGGTGATGCGTATGCCGACATCACAGGAGCTGCATTCAGTTCCGTATCTGTTGTAGGAGCACAACGCATCCAGACCGGTAGGACTACCACCGTTAAACGCTACGTGCGTCTGAACGTCTCAGGTACCTTCTCAAATCTCAAGCTCGCTGTTGTCGTGGTCAAGAACACCGGCAGCGTTTCTTTCTGACAAACACAGCCTCATGAAGGGGGTTATTGATTATGGCAAAGCAGTCTGGTCTTGGTGTGACTATTACCGTTGACGACGCCAGCGGTACACCACGTGACATCAGTAATGACATCAACAGTTTCACTGCATCAACCCCTAGGGCTGTGCAGGAAGTAACCGGTGTTGATAAGAGTGCGATGGAGCGTTTGCTACTACTTGGCGACGCAACCATCGCCTTCAACGGCACCGTAAACACAGCAACTAACAAGTCTCATGACGTGTTCAAAACCGTCACCAGTTCATCCGTACCCAGAACCGTAGTTATCGACTACGGCGATGTATCACTGACTTGTGAGTTGCTGTTCACCGACTACTCAATTGCGCGTGGAGCTGATGGGTCATTGACCTGGACAACTTCAGGCGTATTAGCAGATGGGGTGGCTCCTGTCTGGGGCACCTGATAACTAAGAAAGGCTCCCAACATGTCCTACGTACGAAAGAAGAAGACCTACAGACTCAAGTTCCCTCATTATGAAGGCTTAGAGATCCAGATGAAGGGGTTGACCATCCGTGAGTTAACTGGGTCTCTACTGCATCTCGCAGAGGTCAAAAAGGAAGACGCCAAAGAAGAGGACTTCACTGAGCTGCTAGACCTTTTCGCTTCCAAGCTGATCGACTGGAACATGGTTGATGAGGACAACAAGCCTATTCCTGCGACTCGTGAAGCTATGGATGATGAAGAATTTGACTTCATCCTTGAGATCATTTACGCCTGGCTTGATGCTGTTATTGGCGTTGATAGCCCTTTGAAACAGACATCATCCGTTGGCGATCAGCACCAGGAGCCACCGACTCCGAAGGCAACCTTGTAAAGAAGCCGAATGACCTGATACTTGCAGAGAAGATCTTAGGACTGTGTGAACGTTTTGGCTGCCTCCCCTCACAAATTTATGAGGAGGATGCGGAGTTGTTCCGTCTGCTCAGGTTAGAAGAACTGGGGAGACAAGATGAACAACGAAGTAGTGATTGAGGTCAGGGCTGATAACAACGCCACAAAGACCTTCAGACAAGTTGAGGTCGAAGCAGATCGAGTAGGTAAGTCTGCTGGTGACAAACTCTCCACTGGAATCTCTGGCAAGTTCATTGCGTTAGCTGGGAAGCTGACAGGCAAGATTACTGAGGCTGTCAGCGGCATTGGTGGCAAAGTCAGCGATGGACTGGGCAAAGCTATCAGCTCACTGCCTCCTATGGGACAACTCCTAGCTCCTGTACTGGCTGCTGGATTAGCTGTAGCCATGGCTCCTCTTGTAGGTGCCGCTATCAGTGCCGCAGTCACCCTAGGGCTAGGTGGTGGAGTCTTAGGGCTTGGAATCCTGGCAGCAACTAAGGACAAGAAGGTTGATGAGGCTTTCGGCAATCTGAAGACGAAAGCTCAGAAGGTCTTCGAAGACTTCGGTACTCCATTTGAGAAGCCGCTGATTCGAGCTGCAAAGACATTCGGCAAAGTGCTGGATGATCTGAAGCCAAGCATCAAACGACTTGGTGAGATCATCGCACCTGTTATCGACAGGCTAGCTCCTGCACTTGGTGGCATCCTGAAGAGCATGATGCCTGGAATCGAGCAAGCCGTTAAGGCATCAGTTCCGTTGTTCAATACCCTAGCTGAGAAGCTGCCAGGTATTGGTAAGGCAATCGGAACCTTCTTCTCAAGCATCAGTGAGAACAGCGGAGACACCACAACGTTCTTCGGTGACTTGCTTGACCTTATTGCTGGGCTGATCATCGTTCTCGGAAAAATCATCGGGAAGATCGCCAGCTTCTACAACGAATGGCGCATCGCAATTGAAAAGACTACAAAGGCAATTACTGGTTTCGGTCGTACCGTGCTGAACATCTTTGGATCAATTGTCAACGGGGCTGCTGATGCCTTTAGCTGGGTGCCTGGGATAGGTCCAAAGCTTCGCACGGCTGCTAACAAGTTTAACGACTTCAAGAAGGATGCGAACAGGTATCTTGACCAGATCGACAAAGATGTGTCGGTTGAGGTCAAGATTCGTATGCGTGTCTTCGGTCAAGCTGCTGCAACCGCTGCCCTTGAGACAGCCCGAATCCTTAGCAGGTACAAGGCGAGTGGTGGTGTTGTCGGCACAGCGGCTAGTGGCGGTGTCAGAAACAACCTGACATGGGTTGGAGAAGAGGGTCCTGAGTTGGTCGACCTTCCTCCAGGAACAACCGTGCACTCCGCTGGCGACAGCCAAAGGAAGATGCAGCAAGCAAGCGCTGTTGGCAGTGCTCAGCCAACCGACGTCAACCTACGCATTACCTTTGCCAACGTTCTTGGCGGACTACGTGAAGAGATCCGTATCCGTGGAGGAAACGTGCAGCAAGTATTGGGCTCATAAGTTGAAAGGAGGTCAGTCATGGCTTTTCCAGATGACCTCCTTACCCTTAAGGGTGAGCTTTACATTGATGGCGCATGGGTTGATGTCAGCGAGTACATCCGTGGAATCAACGGACAGAACGCATTCAGGATCAACCGAGGATACGCTAATGAGCAGAAGAGTCTTCAGGCTGCTACCTGTAGCTTCAGGCTGAACAACCCTGAGGGACGCTTCTCTAACAGGAATCCCCTCAGCCCTTATTACGGCAAGCTACCTAGAAACACTCCGTTCAGAGTGAGAGTCGATGAGGCTGACAGCTACTTGCGAGTTGGTCCATTCGTAAGTGGATCTAAAGCTGTTGCCGACGATGCCGCTGCATTGGATATTACTGGTGACATTGATATCGCGGTTGATATTGAGCCGTCATCTTGGACTGATAGCTACTCCAGGACCATTGCGGGCAAATATAAAACCAGCAGTGATCAGCGATCCTGGTTTTTCGCACTGCGTGAAACTGGAGGGCTTCAGTTTCTATGGACTACTGACGGAACACTAGCTACGAGAAAAATCGTCAACAGTACTGCTGTCCTTCCGGCCAGTACAGATCGGCTATCTGTTCGAGCCGTGCTAGATGTCAATAATGGTGCTGCTGGTAATACCGTAACGTTCTATTACTCAACCGCTGGCCCTACTGGTCCCTGGACTGTTCTCGGTTCTCCAGTCGTAACAGCGGGAACTACTAGCATCTTCAACAGCAATGCTGGTTTGGATATTGGTGGAGCAACGCCATACAACATGTTCACTGGTGGAAGCAACTTCAACGGAAAGCTCCATCGAGTAATCGTAAAGAACTCTTCAGGGACTGTTGTAGCTGATGCTGACTTTGCAAACGTTGAGCCTGGCACCAATTCTGTTCTCGATTCTTATGGCAACACTTTTGTACTGGGTAACGGGGCTAGAGTCTCTAATGATGCTGTGAGGTTCGTTGGTGAGATCAGCAAGATTCCATATCAAGCTGACAGTACAAACACTGATGTGTACTCCAGCGTCGATGCCTCTGGAATCATTCGCAGATTGAGTCAAGGCGCAACACCTTTGCACAGTCCGTTGTATCGAATGCTTTCCCAGTACAGCCCTACAGCATATTTCCCGATGGAAGATGGTAGTGGTGCTACCTCGCTAGCTAATGCTGCAAGTAATGCTCCAGCAGGAACTTTGAACCTCGTTTCATTCACAAGCGATCCTGACTTAGCCGGTTCTGCTGGCGTGATGAACATCGACGATGCGAACTCGGCAGTTCATGGAGAGGCACGAAGCACAGCGAACACCAGTTCAGCATCGTTCAGCTTCTTCTTCAAAATGCCAGCTTTGCCAGCAAGCAACACGCTGCTAATCCGCTTATTCTGTAGTTCCGGTCCTGTAAGACGTTGGGACATCACTGCAACGCCTACTGGAACCTTCATCATTACTGGATACAGCGGAACTAATGCTGTGGTAACTACTGATACAGCTAACCCGCCGTTCACTCACACTAATACTTGGGTTTCTATGAACCTTGCATTATCGACCGTGAGCGGGAACTTGAACTGGGTAGTCAATTACAACCAAGTAGGATCTAGTGACTTCCGAACAACCGGAATCAACTCTGTAGCTGGGTCAGTCGGAAGGTTTACAGACTTCTACATCTGGTCATCTTCAAATCTGGTAGGGACAAAGTTCGCTCACCTGATGATGACTCAAGCGTCTTTCTCTGTAGTTAGCTACGCTTACGCTAATGCATCTGTCGGCTATGCAGGTGAGACTGCAATGGACCGCATGGCTAGGTTGTGTCTAGAAGAGAATGTTCCATTCTTCTACTACGACAACGGCGGAGATTCCGAGCAAATGGGACCTCAGCCAACTGACACCTTCATCAACCTCCTGGAGGACTGCCGTCAGGTTGATGATGGTCTGTTATTCGAGCCGAGAGATGTTCTTGGAATCGAATACATCTCCCGCGCAGGACTATTGAATCTCCCAGTGACCTTCGAACTGGACATGAGTCTCGGGCATTTAAGTCCTGACTTCTTGCCCGTCGATGACGACCAGAGATTAAGGAATGACGTAACCGTCAGCCGCCCTAACGGCTCCTCTGCAACAGCAGTGAAGGAAGATGGACCGAACTCAATTCTGCCATCGCCTGATGGTGTAGGTAGGTATACAGAAAGCCTGACTCTGAATGCTTTTGACGACAGCAGGTTGAGCTACCTAGCCGCATGGAAGGTATTCCTAGGGACATGGGATGAAGCTAGATATGAACAGGTCTTTGTTCAGCTAAGCCGTCAACCTTATGCAAATAGCAGTGCTCTGACTGGTGCAGTCATCAGTGCTGATGTTGGCTCTTATGGCACCGTTGCAGGTCTACCAATCTTCCAGTCTGCTGATGACGTTGAACTGCTAGTCCTAGGGTACGAAGAAATTCTTGGGCAAAGACAGTGGGATATCCGCTGGAACGCAGTGCCGTACGGTCCATACAAAGCAAACATCCTTGATGTTAGCGGACCTGACAGACTGGATGCGGAAGATTCATCATTAGCATCTGGTGTCAACAGCACGGCTACAAGTCTAAGCATTACGGCTGTAGAGGATTCCCCGTGGATTACCACAGCAGCAAACCCTACAGAGTTTCCATTCGATATTCGTGTCGGGGGAGAGATTATGACAGTAACCGCTATCAGCGGTACGTCATTTCCTCAGACATTTACTGTAACTCGTTCTGTTAACGGAGTAGTTAAGTCTCATACAGCAGGCACGCTAGTTCGTCTGGCTGACCCGTTTTACATGACACTTTAAGGAGGTCGTTGTGGCGATCACAAGATTTGCAACAGGGCAACGCTTCACAGCGGCTGCCTTAAACGGGGTAATTACTGAATTTGAGTCCTATATTGCCAGGACTTATGTTAAGGGCTCTACGGAGTCTCGTGCTAGCACTACAACCCTGACTAACGATTCTGAGCTGAATACGATTCCGCTGGACATTGGTACCTACAGGATTGAGCTTGTCGGCTTCTTCACCGTAGGAAGCAATACACCAAGGTTAGTTACCCGTTGGGGATTCACCGGTACTTGGAATAACCCAGACCGTGTGTGTTTTGGTCCTGGTGCTACTGAAACTGCTGCACCTAACGTAGCTACTACTGTGAACGTGCAGGGGTATCAGGCTGCTGGGCAGTCTGCGACTTATAACATCATCAACACTGCTGTATACACGAGCTTTCGTGAAGTCAGCATGAATGTCGTAGTAACAGCCGCTGGAAGCCTATCCTTGCAATGGGCTCAGTTCAGTAGCAATGCGGCTGCAACAGCAGTACAGCCAGGAACAGCCTTTGAGATCCGTAGAATCTTTTAAAGCCAGACCCCGTATATCTGAGTTGTGGGAGCCCTCAGATATACGGGGTCTTTTTGCTTTGGTGCCTGCACGCCATTACTGGGATGAAGACGTGCAGGCTGTATGATCTTATCAGAAGTCGATGTGGGTAGTAGCAGCTAGGAACCTCTCCCACTTGCCTGCTTCGTTGTCGGCGTAGACCTTAGCTACGAAAGCATCCACATCTACCGGCTCTGCAAGTAGGTGGTTGAAGTCAGGAGTCTCAACAGGGGCTGGCTCAGTCAGCATGACTAGCTTGTTGTCCTGGATCTCAACCTTACCCTCCTGGATGAGCTTCTTCTCAATCTTGGATGGGTTGTACTTGCGAGGCTTGTAGACCTTCTTAGGCTTGACTGGCTTAGGCGGTAGCGGGTTTTCCTTTTTGAAATCTTCCTTGGCTGCTGCATTGGTTTCCTTGGCAGCTACGGTGTAGTTGAGGAAGCTCTTGTAGCCAGCATCAAGGGTATCCATTACTTGTAAGAATCTATCCTTCGGAGAACCGGGTACTAATAGGCTACCTGTATGCACTTCCAGGATGGAAGCTAGCGCAGCGAAAGAAGAGTCAACATTAGTAGGGACAGTGGATACTTCAAACAGCTTGAAGATTCCTGCATCTATCCTCTTGTAAGCTTCACCCTTATGGAAGTCACCTAGACCAAGCTCAGCCAGCTTGTGAAGCTTAGGGTTTTGCTGTTCACGCTTCATGCGTCCTAGGGTTGGGAAGGCATCAGCTTGGAACGCTTCTCGGGCACGTACAGATGCCATAACGTGAGGACTCTCATTGCCAAGACTGATTCTGATCACGGTGCACCAGGCAATTAGTAGGTTCTTCTGCTGGTTGCCTGGCTGCTTCAGGATGATGTCAACGCCATACCAGAAGATGTTTGTTAGATCCTGTTCACGCTGAAGGTTCAAAGTGCAGTGACGTTCATAGTCCTGCTCAAGCTTGCGTACAGCATTTTTGTCATTACGACGTAGGGGATAGCCAGTCTTCTCAAGTTCCCACCAAACGATGGGGTCACTGAAGCTGTAGCTAAGGAATACTGACCTGCGTGTGCACATAACACGCTTAACAGCCCTCATGCGGGCAGATAGAATTTCGTTATCGTCTCTCATTTGGCTCAACTGCTTTCGTAGGATTCTCTGTCGGTTAAATCCTTCGGATAAACAGAGACCCTGAGCCAGACCTTGCAAAGCCTGACCCAGGGTTTTTCCTACGAGAGAGGAACACAAATTTATCGTGGGGATTAACCCTTACCCTTATATAATCGGCATTGGCGTAGCCGATCAGGGCAAATCTCAGACGCCAATCTGAGAAATATTTGGTAGGTAGAGGAAGGAAAGTAGAGTGGCATCTGACAAGAACCCCTACCTACCATTCTATTGTACCATAGGAATGCATTCATCTGAAGAGCGCTGGACTATTCTTTGCAAGCAATCTTCTTCATCGCCTACGGCTTACAGGCAGCCTATTAGTACCCGGTTTGGTATGTGAAGAATGAATATAGGATAACGTCAGCGATGCCTGATCACTTGGATTTGTAGGTAACGCTCTTCACCATCAACTTGCACCTTCACCCATTGCCCTGATCCCCAAGCATCCGTGTAGGGCTCACCATGCAGTTCGTATCCCTCAAGGTCAGCAGTCTCTAGCAACCGCTGTAGTAGCTCTTCCTCAGGAGTCATCCTTAGAGCCTGCCACGAACACACCCAAGCCCTGGTGCCCTCTCAACACGCCCATGGCTATGAGGATGTCTACAGCCTTGCGTACGGTGCCGGGGGAGGTGTCGTACTGGTCAGCCATCGCAGTAGTCGAGGGAAGCTGGTCTCCAGGCTTGAGCAACCCTGCCTCGATGCGCCGCAGGATGTCGTCCTGGACCTGCTTCCACATGGGTACGAACCCCGTCATCTGATCATCACAGCACCACACCTGACCAGGCATGGCAGCTATGCCAGGATCTCTAGCATCGCTACTAAGCAACTTTGCTAGTAAAGTGCCTTCCACGTGCACACGTGCAGAACGTCTTGACAGCCTTCCTGGGGGTACGGTATGAGCGACTTCAAGATCAAATTCAAGCTCTACACCGACGATGACGACAACCCTCAGGTGAAGATTGGCGTTCCTGGCACTTGCGATGGGCACCTGACGTTCTGGAGGGAGGAGGAGCAGTTGAGTTTTCTTGAGGTTATGAGCGAGGACCCAGACAACCACATGGAGAAGCTTGGACCTGGTGTGTATTACCAATCCAAGCTTTAGCATTCCACCAGAAAAAGAAAGAGCCCTAACCTTCACCGGCTAGGGCTCTTTCTCATACCAGGTCTTCATCTGGATCAAACTGTTGTTCCATCAGATGAATCACGTAGTCGTATGTAACTTCAGGTGGGAAGATTCCTCGTTCACGTCGTGACTTCTCGATAGCCTTCTTCCAGGCTGTTACTTCATCCTTGGTTGCTGTTCGTAAGTGAATTGTGTGCCACTCTTCTCTCTTCCTAGGCATGCCACTCCTCCTTTTACTGTGCATCCTCCTTTCTTTAAATCGGTCATTCTGGTATAAAGCTTGTGTCATTGCCGTGTCAAATGCCCTTGTTTTACTGCTGAAATGCCAGCGCAGTTGATCCAGACATTCATACCCAGCGCGAGCCGCAGCTTAGGGTCCTGGATTTTCAGAGTTGGTCACCTAGCTTGATGTGCCGTGCAGCCTGCTGTGCCCTGACAACTCGTGTGGCTGCCCCGTAGACCCTAGGCATACGTGAGCCATCAGCCCACCCGTACAACGGCTCCAGGAGGCTGTCAGACAGTCCAGCAGCGCTAGCCCTTGAAGCTGTGGCATGCCGGAACAGATGCGGGAAGACACTCCCTGCAATCCCAGCCATCCTTGCTCGCCTTTTGATCATCACCTGGAATCCTCCCCGCTTCAAAGGTCCCATCTTTCCAATCCACAAAGCATCCAGCCCTGCAAGGCGATGACGATTCCTTACCCTCAGGTACCTCTCCAGAGCCACTGCTGATTTGTCTCCAATAGGGATGTAGCGAGTGCCTGTCTTGCCTACCAGAGTGATTAAATCGTGCCCAAAATCAATTGAGCCCATCGTCATAGCGATCATCTCACCCAGCCTTGGAGTGCCTACCTCACACAGGATGCGGATGATGGCGGTATCCCTTACGTCGATGAAGGATGTTCCTGAGCAGGCTTTGATGATTGCCTTCAGCTCAGCCTCACTCATGACCCTTCTTGGAGCTACCTCAACTTCAGCAAGAGGAATCTTCTCCATGGGGTTTGTTTTCACCCATTCTTCAGCTACCGCCCATTTGAAGAAGATCTTCAGGTTGAGAGTGTCCTGGCTGACTCGTGCAGGGCTGACGACATCAAGCCGGTAAACCATCCACTCTTCGATATCTGCCCTTGTCAGCTCTACTGCTGGCTTGCCTGCCCACCTGCTGATCTGGTCATAGGTGAACTTGTACGCCTTGATCGTGTCGAGGCTCCTCTTGCGTAGCCTCAGGTTCCTGGCGTAGCTGCTCCAAGCCAGGTCTGTACCTTCAGTCATCAACCATGCCCTTCTCGATCATGGTTGCTGAGTTTTTGCAGGTCAGACGTCCAGTATCGCGAGGCCATCGCCTGGCAGAACACCGCCTACAACCAACCCCCGCACCCGAGTTTCGCGATCGGCTGAGCTTTGACCTGCATGTCTTCAGCAACACCTTGAGCCACCAGGCTAGCACTACAGTCAGCAAACCAGGGGTCAGTGTCCATGTAGGAGGAGATTTTAGAGATCAATTACTGCTGACCCAGGCAAGTACCCACAGCAATTAAATTAAATACTCAGCGAGCCTCTCAGGTGCCTTAAACAGCGCTTGCAAAGGCTCGCTTTGCTATGTCATGCGTGTGCCTAAAGATTCTTTGTAACAGTTGTGTTAACTATGCCGATTAGAGCCTCGTAATGCCGATTAGAACATATAGAAGGACAAGAAGTCCTTCCGGCATAAGGAGTGGCATCCAATGAAAAAGCAAGAACTAAGCAACCGTGCCCGCAGTCAAATCAAGGCACGTGACATGAAAGGTCTGCAAGAGACCGTGAAGCAGATCAACGCAAGAACAGAGCGTAAGAAGCAGTTAATGGAGGAGGGGAGGTTAAGATGAACACAGCAATTAAAGCAGTAGCTCATATTGGATTCTGGGTCATCGTAGGTTATGGCTTGCTGGTATCCGGAAATGCAGTCTTTGAAGTATTGACTAGTTCTGTTGGTGTCGTGACTTGGATTGCATTAGGCGCAGCCGTAGTAATTGATGCAGCCGGTATCTGGCTAGGGCATCACACTACCGTGTTAGCCAAACTTGGAGATAACACCAAGGCTGCTCAGTTAGCCACCTGGTTCATCATCCTTATCAGCTTGGCTGTGAACTTCTATCACGGATATGTAGAAGGCGGCTATGCAGGAGGACTCGTAGGAATCATCTTCCCATTTGTAGCAGCGCTGCTGTTTGAGTTCTACATCAAACACACTATCCGTGAGACACGTAGGGCACGAGGAGAGATCCTTCCACGCAAACCGGTCTTCATTAAGTCTCGCAAGTACGGAGACAAGTCTCGCGTAGAGAAGATTCAACGAGACTTTGTGTCTCTCTCATACGAGACAGCAGAAGCACGTATCCAAGAGTTGCGACACAGTTTGAATCCTGTAGCGATACAGCAAGACACAGAAATTGACCTGCCGCTACAAGACGAGACAGCACAGCAACACAGCGAGACAGAGCCAGTCTCAGACGAGACCAATAATGAGACAAGCAGTCTCGCTAATGAGATTGACGGAGTATTCGCAGCTCAAATGCTACGAGACATTAACGAGACCATGACCATCAAAGAAATCATCGAAGTACTTGTGTCTCAAGGTATTCGCGACTACGACACAGCCGAGACTGCCTTGAAACAAGTTAAGGGCAACGTGTCTCGCGGAACTGTTCGCACGACTATGAGACGAGTACTGCAAGACAGCGATACAGGGAAGGCAGGGAAGTGATTACACCACCGTACAAAGACGAGACAGGACGAGTGTGTAGCAAGTGTGACAAGTACAAGCTCTGGAATGAATTCAACAAGAACAAGCAAGGATTCAACGGCTATCGACCTGACTGCCGAGACTGTCAAAAAAAGCAAGCCAAAAATTACAAACGAGATCCAGCCAAGAATCGTGAGGCGGTAATGCGCTGGTACTACAAGAAGAAAGCAGAAGGCTCCCATGAATCTGATGAGACTACTAAGGGGTAAGACCGAACAACCTAAGGCTGGATGTGGATGTGAACTTTCTGCACCCTACCCTGATACCCCCAATACAAGGCGAAACAAGCAAGAGATGCACCGTCTGATTCACCACGACAAAGGCGACACAAGAGCACGACGAGAGGAACTGACTAAAGAATACCTTGCCTTACCAGAGGTTATTGAGCACCGACGCCAGGCAGATGAAAGACAAGCTGCGCTGATGGCTGAATACAGGAGGCTGAATCCAAACCTAGTGCAAGCAACAGGAAAGAAAAGTGTGAGCAGTATCAAGGCTGAAGTTGAAGCAGCCAAGAAGAAGCTAAGGAAGAAATGAGGCTCCCAAATGACAGACGCAGAATTGATTGATGATTTCATCAGCAACTTCGAACGTACCGCCAAGCACTTCCCTGAGTGGCTGTTAGCGCAGCAGGAATGCAACCGCAGAACAGAGAAGCTAAAAGCTGAGATTGAGAAAAGTGAGCAGCGATGACTAGAGAAACAGCGGAAAGAATCCAGGCGGTACGTAATCGGCTAGATCAGCTCCTAGCGACCAACGACAGCAAAAGCCCCTACACATACGACCTGGACAACGAGTTACACGAGGGACAGCTTGTAGGTCTGACACTGAGATACAGAGACGGAACGGAGCATACCTTCAAGAAGGAAGCCAGAGGTTGGACACGAGAGGACTAACCAACAGAAAAAAGAGCAGGTGCACGACTCGCAACTTATGGGTCAATGCACCCTGCTCTTTTTCTATCAGAAACGCTTCATATCCTTACCGCACGCACAGAACCTCAACCCATACACACCTCTAGGACTGCCAATAGTCTTCGGTGGTTCCACAGCCAAGCTGAACTTAGAGGTATGCCCGGCAGTACATGAATACAGCCCATCGAACACACCAGCAGCATCGGCATCAAACTCAAGCTCCAAGTAAGGATCATCCTCCAGGTCATGAGCCTCAACATCCAGAGCTTTCACAGGACCTACTAGAACACCACTCAAAACCTCTGACAGCCTCGCTACGGCACGATTAAGTCTCTTTCCGGCAGGACTACCAGGGGCAGGAAAAATCCCATCCCAATAAGCATCCTGGATCACCTGTCTATAAGAACCTGGTGGGATACCCGCATCAGCAAAAACAGACTCAGGGTCATACAAGCACCACTCAACAGTGTGGCTTAATCCTTCTGTATGCCAAGCCTTCAACTCCCTCACCAACAAATCCGGTGAGGTGAAGAAACCTCCACGCTGATCACGGATCTTGCAGATGTAGATGTTGGCTTCCGCACGTAAGACACCTAGAGCCTTACTCAATGTCCACGTTTTCAGCTCAGGACGAGAAAGGATCTCCATATACAACTCAGACGCAATGTCTTCTGCGGCTACCTCAATACCAAAGTCAGTTAAGGCATAACGAGCCTTAGAAACTGCGATTCTAGACAGACCTCTAGCAAGGTCAGATCCAAGGAAGGGAGAGTAATCAAACATGTGCTGTACCTCTTCAGTTAGTAGTTCGTTGACTTACTAACTAAATCGGCTATTGAGCTTTGCTAACACCTTACAGGAAGCCTATTAGTACCCGGTTTGTATCTGCTCTAGATAGCATAGTAAAGACCTTACAGGAAGCCTATTAGTACCCGGTTTGCTTGGACAGGTATATATAGATAGAGGGGATAGGAACTAGTAGGAGTTGAGCACAGTTCGTTGACTGACATAGCTCCTCCTACTAGCCCTCCACAAACTATAACCTTTTTAAGGAAAGGAGGGTGATCATGCCTAATTCACCTGATGACAGTACTAGCGCAACAAGCAGACGAATTCGAGGTTACCGTAAGTTACAATTGATTAATGAATTGGCTTTAGGAAATAAAAGCCAAAAGCAATTAGCAGAAGAATTCGGTCACACTGAAGCAGCAATAAGCGCATTCAGGAAAAGAGAAGCTGCTGCAATTCAGAAGGTAATTGACGAGAAGGAAAACGAATTCGCAGGATTGTGGATAGCGGACCAAGTAAACCGAATTGCTGAATACGAGTCACTGCACGAATACTTGCAAGAGTTGGTCTACAGCACCGACAAGCTTGACACTGCGAGCGTTAACGCTGTCTTGCGTATGGCTCAGATCCTACGCAATGTAGCTGAAGAGCGTGGTCACCTGACCCAGAAGACGGAAGCATCTGGCGATGTCCGCATTGAGGTAGTTGGCGTAGACACAGACAGCATCTGACCTGGCATTACTCCACATAGTAGCGACTACACCAGTAATGCACGTATCGATACACCATAATACCGATTATGTGGCAAGCAAGTGGAGGTAGATCAACATGCCTCCACTCACTCACCGTTATGCACCTAGGGGTGCAGCTAAGCAACTGCTGGCTATCAAAGACCCTGAAGTGCTTATGGCTGGTCCTGCTGGAACAGGTAAGTCACGAGCCTGCCTAGAAAAGCTCATGCTCGCAGCCCTGAAGTATCCAGGCATGCGAGGTCTGATTGTTCGTAAGACAGCCTCAAGCCTTACCAGCACCACTCTGGTGACGTGGAAGAAAGCGGTAATTAAAGAGCTCCTTGAGCAAGGTCAGGTTGTGTACTACGGAGGGTCAGCCTCAGAGCCAGCACAATACAAGTTCACTAATGGTTCCGTCATTTTAATGGCAGGAATGGATAAAGCCACAAAGATCATGTCCTCCGAATTCGACATGATCTACGTTGGTGAGTCGACTGAACTGTCTGAGAATGATCTTGAGATGCTGGCTACTCGTCTCCGTAATGGACGTATGCCGTACCAGCAACTAATAGCCGACTGCAACCCAGACGCACCGACACATTGGTTGAAAATGCGTGTGGATATAGGCAAGACAGTAATGCTGGAAAGCAAGCATAAAGACAATCCTGTGTATTACACGGACGATGAACAGCTCACTGACCAGGGCAAACCCTACATCACACGCTTGCAGAACCTGACTGGAATTAGAAAGCTACGCCTATGCGATGGTGTATGGGCTGGTGCTGAAGGTCTTATTTATGAAGGCTTTGAAATTGTCGAGCCATTTACTATTCCTGATTCTTGGGCTCGCTATTGGTCATTAGACTTCGGTTATCGTAATCCTTTTGTTTGTCAATTCTGGGCTGAAGATAATGACGGCAATTTGTTTTTATACAGGGAGATCTACCGCACTAGTCGCATAG